GTCTGCAGAACCCGGACGATATTCCGTCTTGAGGAGACGCTCTGCAACGAACGTCAATTCATTAGGAATGATCAGACGGGAAGCCTGAAGAGCGATTGGAAGGCCACGATCATCGACGAAATCGCCGATTGAGATCAAAGCATTTTCCAGTGCCGTTTCAGAGATGTCTGCAGCAGCGCGGTTCGACAGTGTACCACCACCCCAGAGAGGGTGATCAGTGGCGCAGAGAGTCTTACCATCGCCACCCGTGTAGCCAGACGCAGCGAAGGCGTTGTTCAGCACAGATGCTGCCTTAACCTGCTTCGAATGGGCCATAGAACGGGCAAGAGCCTTCGTGTAGCGAGTTGCAAGAGAATCATAGAGATTATCTTCCATTGCCTCTTCCGTGATCTGGAAGCCGAGGGCAATCGTCTCATGGTTGTAGCGAGACACCCACGATTCAGCAGCTTCGTCATAGGAAATTCCCTGACCTTCTGCCTTCGTAGGAGCAGCACCAAAACCGACGATCAACACTTCTTCTTCAAAAGACGATCAGAGGTCATTGCGTCGAAAATCGCAGCGTGTTGATTCTCGTAACGCTTATACTCAATGCCAAAGAGAGCATGGAGGCCGGGTTCAAGTTCCCGGAGGATTTGTGCGCGATTAATCATTGTTCATTCTCCCTATTAACGAGCATACAGGTGTTCGTTGATCAAGACGATCACTTCTGCCTGTGTACCATTTGCTGTTCCAAAAGCGGCTCCCGGTGCTGGTACAAGACCAATCAAACGGAACCCAGCGTCAGTGCCGACAGTGGATGTATCAAGCATCGCACCAGACACGCCAGTGATGTCACTTGCAGTACCAGCGACATGATCGCCAGTCGTGCCAACATCAGCCTGTGTCAAGTAGTCTGAAACACCATCGTCATAGCAGGAGAACAAGATATCAGGATCATCATAGACAAAAGCCTTGATGTTTGTTGCACTTGCTTCACCAGTCCAATAGCGAGAGAACTTCGTCTCACCTGCGGAGTTGACATACGAGACACCTCCGAAGATACCAACCATAGTGTCACCAGCCGCTGCAAGGTTGATATAACCCGAAGCAAGTTTTACTGGAGCACCAGTGTGGATTTTAGTCGTGTACGCAGCAGAAATAAGGTATTCCTGTGCGCGAATTACACCACCCGAAAGGTGGCGGTGGGGCTTAAAGCCATAAGCAGCCATTTTTTAACTCCTAGTTAGCTGTGGCCCCGAAATTAAATTAATCATCAAATTTATTTTTCCGAGTGCCACGAGTTGAGGTTGATTTACGCTCCCTCAATAAAGGCATAGAAGGGTGCTGTTCGCGCATCATATCGTTGTCAACTGCTTCTTCTTGAGTACTAGTCTTTCCAGCATAATAATCTCTACGAGATTCATTATTCTCAAAGCTGTTCTTCATGAGAACCAAATCACCGATACCAATTGCTCCAGTGTACTTTCCATCCCCTACAGAAGGACCATCAAAACCGGAATGTTCGTCCTGCATAACAGGAACCCAGCCTTCCCGGCGACGGCTGGATAAATTCTTAGCGTCATCTTCGTTTCGAATTGCTACTCGAATCCAACGATATTCAACATCGTCACTGTTAGGTGTAGGCATATCAAGGACGGAAGGTGGACGGTAAGTCTTCTTGCGAGAAATCTCATCTCGTGTTTTACGGGCTGGTTGCATTTCAATATCCCTTATTTTAAATAACGCGCATATTCGGCAAGTGGAACGCCAAGCTTATTTGCCATCTGTACTTGTGATGGAGAAAGCTTAATCTGGCGGCTAGTGGAGCCACGCGAAACCCCAGCTACTTGCTGCGAGGATGATTTAACTGCGGCAGTCTTAGGTGTTTCCTTCTTTGCAAGGGAAGGAAACTCTTTATAAAGCCGATTATTAAGTTCCTCGTAATAGTCATCTGAAGAAGGATCAAAACCTTCCGACTTCAGACTCGCATCAATGGCATAGGCAGCACCTGTCTTTGCGACATCCTTACCAAACCATTCATTCTTTGAAGCCCAATCAACGGCACGTTCATCTGGTCCGTTTGATCTTGGCCTCTGTACAGGCTCTTCTACAGCGGCTTCCCGCTTAAGACGACCCTTAAATCCCTCAATGTCACGAAGCTCTGCCTTGAGATCTGTAAGTCGGTCAGTAGCCCTGAACATCTCATCAGTGTCACCACTGTCATAAGAGTTCTTATAAGTAGTCTGGATTTTCTCAAACTCAGACTTAATGGCCTCTTCACGAGCAGAAAGTGCAGCCTCGTTAG